CATTTTTTATTCTCCCCTTAACCTGCAACTTCATCAAAACTGACACCAGTTCTGGTTGCGATAAATTGTAAAGTAATGAAGTTAATGCTTCTAGCAGGTTTCACAAAGATTTCTGCTATGAATTCATTTCTATCAATTACTTCACCTGTGTTGTTAGTTTCATCACATACTACTAAAAAGTCTGTGATACCTCTTCGACCTTGTACTTCTCTTAGGAAAGGTTCTACAATGTTTCTAAAGTTTGCTCTTGTAAATTCATCATTGAATTCAAACAATTGAAATTTAGAAGCAGTAGCGATTGCCTTCTCTAAAGTGATGAACAGTCTTCTAACATTGATTCTATCAAATGCTGAAGGCGCTGTCAAACCAGTTTTATCTCCGAATAATACAGTACCTTGTCCTGGGAATGTTGTCACAGGATTTACTCTAGCTCTGTATAATTCATCTCTTTGAGCTTTGTCTGGATTGAAAGCAAGTTTAACTGCTCCTCTGATAATACCTCTGTTAAGACCTGCTGGTGAAAACCAACTGTCTGCAACTAAATCAGTTCTTGCTGATAAACCAGCAAGGTCACCGTTTAAAGGTACATATCTGTATAAGTCATTATATCTGTCATACTGATATTTGTAACCACTATCAAACATTACATAAGAAGAAGAACGAATAGTATTAAAGAATCCTATAATGTTGTTCTTTTGTGTGTTTGCGTCTGATATACCTACAACATCACTTCTTTCTGGAGAAGCAAATACAACTGCGTCTTTTCTATTTTCAGCAATCGTAATTAAGTTGTCGATATGTGTTTGGCCACCGTTACCAGCCATTATTAGACCTACATCAACAGTTTCAGCGTCTGCAAATTTTTGATAAGCAGATAGTTTCTGTGCTGTTGTTGCAGCTGTTCCGTCTGCACCACTTTGAAGTGATACATTACTTACATTTGTTACATCTGTAAATGTAGTTCCAGAAGCCGCACTACCCCAGTTTGAACCTGAAGCGTTGTGGTCCATCCAGTAAATGTAATTTGAAGAATTGTAAATTACATCTGGATAATAGTTAACAGAACCTTGAGGTGTTTTTGCGTCTGAAGCTTTTGATACAGCAGCGTATGTTTCTAATACACTACCTTTAATGCCTGAGATTGCGCCGTCTTCGTCAATGACTGCAATATGCAATTCGTCATTTGACCCACCTAATGATGTTGCAAAAGGTGATGTACCTGGTGCTTTATCAAATAAATCGTAATGTCTCCATCTTCGTCTTACAGCTGCACCGTTTGTGATGATTGCATGTAAACCTGAAGAGTCTGAAACTCCGAAATATTGAGGTTCGTCTTTTCTTACTATGTTTAAGTCGTTAGTTGATATACTAACTACTCTATACTCGTACTCGTCACCAAAATTTACGATATCGCCAACACTTATGCCGGATGCTGAAGTAACAGTAACTACTGTGTCGCCTACAGTTGTAGAGGCGTCATTTACAGTTGTCTTACTAGCTTCTTCATAAACAGTAGCAGATGGACAAGTAGAAATAGATAAACTATTTCCAAATGCGCCAGCTGTTCTAGCTGCCCATAATCCAACAGAGGCTGAGCCGTCTGCGTAATTATCTTGGTAATCAGTAGTATTTTTTATTACAAATGCACTACCACTTTCGGTAGCATTTGATACAGATGAATTCTGTACACGAACCACTCTTAAAGAATTAGAGTATGCTAAGAAGTTAGCAGCTGTGAAAAATCCCTCAAATGTTGTTGAGTTAGGTTTTCCAAACTTGCTTACTAATTCTTGCTCGCTAGATATACTAACTACTTCGTCTAACGGTCCTTGCGTTGCTTGGAATGCAACAGCACCGATAGAAGTCGAAACAGCCGGTATAATTCTTGTAAGGTCTTTTTCCTGTACGAGAACACCTGGTGATACTTGAAATGCCATTAGGTTTTCTCCTTTTAATTAGCTAATTATTTTAAAATATTCAATACTCATAAGTTTTCTTATGCCCATATTCAAAATTCGCCCTTAAAGGTATATTACAACCTTATTGATATTTATAAGATACCAAAACTTGACTAAAATCCTTTGCGTACAACCGGATGCCAAACTGTACCATACTCATCAACTTCGGGCTTTTCGTGGTCTGGAGTACCATCATCTACGAAACCAAATGGCGCCATATCCTGTTCAATTAATGCCTGTTGTTCTTCATATAACATTTGTCTTGCGTTAGTATCTGTCATCTCCTTAAAGAAAGGTTGATTGGACAACCAACCAAATATGACTAAACACATCATTAAATCGTCTGTACAACCATCTTCAGCCTGCCAAGATTGTCCTTTTCTAACAAAGGTACTCATCTCTTCAATAATATTAAAATCGTTTACAAAAATCTTATCAGATTCTACAAGTGTTTTAATATTAGCACAACCTATTTTCTTAATTTGTTTGGTCATCTTAACACCAAAACCAGAACCTCTACCACTAAATCCGGCACCTAGTATTTGACCAGCACGACCTCTTTGTGTTGTCATCAATAGATTATCATACTCTAATTCAAATTGTAATGCCTCTGCAATTTGTTGACCTAAATCATTTGTCTCTACCATTATATGTGCGTGATTATAAGCCTTTGCAACTCTATCAATTGTATGAGGAAATAGTAAAGGTTTAATATCATTGTTTCTATATTTGGCCACAATTTTATATGGCATTTTACTAACATCTAACATCACAAAAGCCGAGTAATCTTTTTGTACACCTCTTGCTACGTCAACGGTACAAACATATGTATTACCTTTAATAGGTTGTTCATATACATCTAAACCACCACTTGATTGAAGAGGAGTTTGAAAGGCCATTTGTTTAATTTTTGCTGGACTAATAAGTGTATTTACAGAACCTAAAAACTCACACTCAAACTCTTGTTGAAACTGCTCAGGTGAGGTGTTTCTAATTGTTCTTTCTTTCCATTCTTCGTCACGACCAGGTACTTCTGACCAATGTACTTCAATAGGAATATAATCGTTTCGTTTATTCTCTGCGTCATTCCATAGTTTATAAAACATATTCATACCCATTGGTGTGGATACGATAATCATTTTAGTTTTTTGTCCAGATGAAATTGTAGGATAAACTGAGCTAAAAAATGCCTCGGCAATATTAGCCGGTACGAAAGCAAACTCGTCAAGGAAGATGATGTTAAATGAACCACCTCGAATCGCACTTGATGATGTAGCAGCTGCCACAATGACTGACTTGTTTTCTAGTTCAATGTTACCTTTGTTCCAATTGATTACACCTTGTTGTAACCATTTTGGTAAATTTTCATAGGCAAGTTGTACTCTTCCAAGTATGTCTCTGGCAGTTGAAGATTTGTTAGCAAGTATAGCAATATTAGAATTAGGATTGAATAAGGCATAATGCAATAAGTAAGATACTGTTGTTGTAGATTTACCTGATTGCCTTGGCAATTTACAGATAGTAAATCTGTTATCGTGTATTGTCTGTACAATATGTCTTTGAAAGTCATACATTTTAAAAGGCACAAGACCATCATCTAACGATACAATACGGATATAATTTTCCATAAAGTATAGAGGGTCGTTAGCACACTTTTGATATTCTAAAATTTGTTCTTTAGTAAACTCTACTGGTGTGTTAATCTTTTTAAGATTAGGATTTCCTAGATATGCGTCTGTCATTTTTCGTTAAACGTACTTTCCGGTATACTACTTGGTTTTTTCAAAATATACACCTCTTTAAACCATTTATAAAAGTCCTTATCTCCAAACATGTCAATAAGGTCTGCAACACAATATTCATCTTTCCATATTTCATCACCAATTATTCTATAATCAGTAACGTCTACCTTTAACCTGTTGCGTGGTGGAAAGGTAGCACATAACTCTAAATGATTAATTCTATCATGTTCATAACCATCAGCGAACATAATAGTTGTCTTTATCACTTTATAACTATTGCCTCTATATGCGTATAACCTAACTGTATAGCTGCATTTACTCTCTGACTGCCTCTAAAGGTAGCGTATGGATAATGTTTATACGTGGCACCATTGACACCACGTTTCTCGCCTGTGCCTTCTTTATATTCCCATACTTCAATCGGATTTCTTAATTCTTCGCCATCTAGTAATTCTTTTAGAGGCGTCATTTGTTTGATGTACTTTATATTGTCTAAAGGTACAACAATCTTTTGGTCACTACTTAGCTTTGCCTTCAATAGTTTCATTTTCTAAACCTTTCTCCATTCTTGACTCTGGTGTTTCTTTTCTATTCAACATCTTTTGTAATTCTGCTGTTGAACCAACAAACAAAGCATTCTGAATTTTAGTGTCGGCATTTTTAGTCTCTGACTTTAAATCTTTTAGTTTCTTTTGTAAATCTTGTAACTTATCTACAGTACCAGCAACGTTGGCTATAAGTTGTCCTGCAACCTCATATGCTCGTGGGTGTTGGCCTTCTTTTGCAATCTCTAATATACCTTCAATTGCTTCGTTACCTTTATCAATAAGGTTGTAGTAGTTCTCTCTACTATTCTGATAATCGTTATCTATATCAGTGTCTTTAGGGTCGTTTATTCTAGGTACGGCTGGTGTTTCTTTAACAACCATTTCCATTGCATTTTCAGTTTGTTCTTCTGCAACAGGATCCAAACCTAATATTTCATTAACTGAATTCTCTAATTTTTTGTTCATAATTTTTACTCATCATTTCCACTGCTCGGGTTAAAACTCTTACCATCTTTAAAGTTCAATATTTGTGTTGTAAAACCAAAATCATCATCAGCGTCTGCCGTTGTAGGATTTGGTGTAATTATAATTCTTTCTTCTCTACTTGCGTCTGGTAAATCAGTATGTAAATCATCTTGTACTTTTTTAATAACTTTCTGATTACTCATAGGACCAAATAGATAAGTCTTAGCAGTAAAGTTTAATGTATAGATTACTGCTCTTCTTTGTGTGAACGTACCATTATAACTGTCTTCGTAATTTACAGTATTTAAAATAATAGGTATATCTCTTTTGATATTCATATCAGGAACCATGTTAACTGTTACTGTTAAGTCTGGTTGAAAGTATGGTAATATTTGTTCAATAATCATTAGACCATTTTCAGCAGTTGCTGTAAAAGAATATAGTGTAAAATCTATATTATATGGTACTGGTGTATAGTTAAAGTTTAGAGTCTTACCATCATCCGTCTCTTTAACAATTCTATGTTTTTGTGTTCTAGTTAATTTTCTACTTGCGTCATAAGTCAAACCTGTAATTTCAAAACCCATTCTAGGTAATGTGGTTGCAAATGCTCTGTCATCTAAATTTGATTGTTCGTCAAGTCTAACTAAAAACTTTTCTTTTGGCGCATATGCCAAAGGCACTCTTATTCTTGAGGTTACTGCACCTGTAGATGATTTGTTTTGTATAATAATATTATTAAAAATTTGACCAAATGCAATAGTCAATCTTCTTAACGTCTCGTTATAATAGTGATTACCAAACATTATTCGTCAACCTCCCCAAATGGATTTCTTTCTGTAAAGTCAAGTATGTCGTCTGATAAATTACCTACTGTGTCATAACCTGCTTCAGCATTTAAATCTAAATTACTTGCATATGGCGATTGTGTCTGAACGTTTGAACCAGTCGTATCAGTATAAGTTTCTAACATCATTAATGCTGGTTGACCTGTTGAAAAATTGTGATAAGATTCTAATTGAATTGAACCATCGCCTGTTAATACAGTTTGACCACTTTCTAATTTTTGTTTATGTAACAACATATCAAGACTATGGTCATCTTCATATTGGTCTAATACTTCGTTACCTGTATCAATCTTTTCGTTAGAATATTCCCAACGTGTAACTCTTAATTTGTAAACCGGTAAAGCACCTAATTGAAAGAATGGTTCCTGGTCTTCTACAAATAAAATTTCAAAGAATGATTGCATTAGAGGAACATATAAAATATCTCCCTCGTTTGGTCTGCCTGAAGCAATTAAGTTAGCACTATTGGCTACTTGTGCCTCAAAGGCTCTTTTAGTGACAACCAATGTAGTGTCGTCTCTAATTTCTAAACCGAATTTGTTTATGATTTCTTGCTCGCCTGCAAATCCCTCATTAGTTTCAAAGTACATTTCTGTTAGGTATGAGTCATCAAACCTACTAGAAGTATCTTCTCCTAATACAAGGTCTCTATTAACTAGTGTTCTCGGTAGGTAGTATATGTCTTGTCCAAAGATTTTAATACTTTCAACAATCAGGTCTTCTTGTAATCGCTTCTCTGCTTGATTACCAATCCCTCTACCACCTTGAAAATAGTGATTTACAGTCATGCTTTATTATCCTATAAGCATTGCTGGATTTAGTTCAAATGTGCTTCTAATTTCAGTTTCTAACTTTTCTACGTCTTGTAAAGCTTCTGTATAAATTTGTTGCCCATTCAATGTAACTCCACCAATCATTGCAATGCCATTAAATTTTGCAAGATTAGCACCCCATTGTTTTTTAAACAAAGCAGTAACATATCTCTTTAAGTAAATGTCGTTATACACATCTGTGTACACGGTCGGATCCATCTTTCTATAACACTCAATTACCAAGTATTCATCTACTTGTAAATCATTCTTCCAGTCCATATCAATGTACAGTCTGTTGTCGTGTTGATTATATCTTAATGGTTTTTCACCAACTAGAATATGGTCCAAGAAGTCTAACTGTCTCATTACCACATCATAGTTAACTACAGAAGTTGAAGAAAAATCATAAAGGTCATTAAGTCTTAATTGATATCTAACATCAAATAAATTTAAAGAACCTTTACTTGAAAAAGGAAAGATATTAACAACTGAAACAACACTATCAGGTACAACGATATATCCTTGTCCTTCTTCCCAAGCAGTAGTAACACCGTTTTTGGTTACCGACTCACTTGAATTTGTTGTTACTCTGTCTTTATCTGCTTGTGTGTATTTGTACTTTAGGTAAGTTCTACGAATTCCATCATAGTGGTACTGTGCGAAATATTGCAATGCTTCATCAATTCTATCTTCTAATTGATTATCGTCTGCGTTTATTTCAATAACAGGCTTACCTAATGCTCTTAAAGCATACTGTTTTAACTGTTCTCTACTTGCTGGTTCTGCCATAAATTAGTCCCTTTTGGTATATTTATAAGAACAGGAATACGTTAAAACAGTATGTGTTCAATTAAAATTTATACTTAATACTTGCTAATACCTGTTGAGTATCAGTGTAATCTGCACCAGTAAACGTTGATACACCACCTTTGTCGTGGAAATATAACCCTACTTCTGTAACTTTATTGTCGTAAACTGCACCAAAATAATTACCTGTATAACCTAGGTCATCATTCTCTGTTCTATGTGCTGTCAAATAAGTATTATCAGTTGTGTTCCACATCATACCATAATCGTATCTGTTTTTGCCTGCCTGAGCGCCTGTGTCTTTGTCGTCCCACATTTCAGCACCCCATTGAACAGGAACACCCCAACGTCTTAATGAACCACCAACGGCAAATCCTTCTTGTTTAGTATCTTTAGAATAACCAGCTGCGTCACTCGGTGTTTCAATCACCATGTATGAAGCGTCTGCTAATCCTAAAAGACTAACGGTACCGTTGTAATAATATGTATCTCTATCGTTATCAAAACCAACTACAATACCCCAAGGTTTATCTTTTTGTAGTCTATATGATTCCATTTGAAACTCATCATTCCAAACAAAACCACCGACTGCAAGAACAGTCTTCTCGTTGTGGTCTAGTCTGTTATTTGGTTTTGTAATAATAATAGGAGCACCAATTTTAGAAGTCTTAGCAAATCCTAATCTTTGTGCGTCTGTTTCTCCCGTAAACAATCTAAAGTTATCGTTTCCGAAAAACATTTGTTTTTCAACTAAAGTATTGTTTTTAGTTGTATCTAAAGCATAGTGTGAATCAAACGATACACTTGCTCCAGCTTTGTTAATCAATGGCATGTCTAGGTCTGTACTAGCGCCTACTTGTAACTCTGCTCTACTATCCCAACCTGAGTCGTAAGTCTTATCATCATAAAATCCTTCAATTTCTCCGTTAAAGTATAGTCCGTTTGGTAAACTTAAACTCTGGTTTTCAAGTGCTGTCAGTCTATCATCAACCGACTTTGCTGTGCTGTCTGCAAAGGCAACAGTAGTTACCATCAACAACATGAATGTTGTAAGTGTTTTTAACATATTTTCTCCTATTTGATATGTCTATTTATGTTTTAGGAAACAAGTTGTCCGTGCAAAATGTCTTTACATCTTCCTCTGGTAATCCTAGTGTTAACATAACCCTCGGTGTATGAGGATTTTGTTGTTGGTGTTCACAATAATAATTTTGTGCCTTGATAATTTCTTCCTCATTGCCTGTATTATTGTATTCTACAATATCATCTAAGTATTCTTTAAGTTGTCTTTCTACAAGTCCACATAGAGTATTGATTTCTTCCTCTGTATTAATATTTCCAGCAGCTATCATGCCTGGTGAAAATATTTTCAGAGCCCAATCTGGCAACTCTCGTTGTTTAATTGGTTTAAACTTCTCATTTATTCTAATAAATTTTTTAGTCATGTCATGGTCTTTAACTAACATAGGCGACCAATCATAAAATGCTCCGGTCACTTTATTCTTACCTGCAATTACGTCCCAACCGAAAATTGGTCCGTCATTGTGTTTGTCTGGAAAAATACATACATGCATCATCCAAAGCCCTTTGGTATTTCTAACGTCAACTATATCAACATGAGCTCTACGTACACTTTCATTATGCCATGTACGATTAACCCAACCTAACTCTTCATTATTAAATCTTTCCATACCCTCTTCAGCGTATTCTTCACAATGAAAATTTAATGTCTTAATTATCTTTTCGCTGTTGAGTAATAATCTTTCCCAAATCATACATTTCTCCAAATAATCTTGTTGCAAAGATAAAACAATTCTGTGTTTCAGTACGTACATCTTCCTCGTACAAACTTAAATAAGAATGTATTACTTCTCTAACAATTGGTTTATAAGTCTTGTGTGCTACATCTTTAAACGTGTAAAATCTATTAGGACCAGGTGTTCTTTTTTTAATCATCTGGCCACCAGATAAATCTCCTAAATGTCTTACATATATATGTGAATAGAGTTTGTGAGCGTCTTCTTTCATACCCTCAACATGTCTAATATAGTCTTTTGTACTTTGTGTAATAATAGGTAATTCTTTATCATCTTTCCACAATGCTTTAAAATCATACAATAAATGCTCTGTTCTTTCTATACCTGGTGTATGTCTAAACAAAGAATTTTCTTGTGCGTATTTTTCTAATACAGCATAACATTGTGATTGATTGTAAAGGTAAGTAGCGTATACCTTTTCATCTATCTCACCACTCATTAATACTTTTACAAACTCTTTACGTTCAGCAGCCTTATGCCACTCATGTGTTATGTCTTTTATATCCATAATAAAACTCCTGCTGTTGCGATTAATAGTGTTGACCAACCTGTCAAAATCATACCATATGTAGATAGTTTGGTACCAAAATACATCTTACCAATCGCTACGCATTTGTGCATAGGTGACATAACATATCCAGCAAAGTCAACTGCAAAAAACCATGGTAAATATTCCATACCATATATTGATGTAAGTAATACTGTAATTGCTCCAAATCTACTTGATGAACCTAAAGCAAAGGCACCAAGAAATGATAGTAAACTGATTGCAATAAAACCAAATGTTGTTGTTATGTCTAAACCTGTAGATTGTAAGAAAGAGTTAATCTCGCCTGTGTGTGTTCTTACAACGTTAGATAGAAAAATAATACCTGCGACCCAAGCCACAATTTTCCAATCAACATAACCTATTAGTTTTTTGAAATCAAATGTCTGTGTAACAATCATGTAATATGCTGTTAATAGACCAAATGCCCATAAGAAGTTTACACCAGCAATAATAGCTGCGACACCTAGTAAATATGGTAAAACGTATCGTGTAATTCTACTTATTTTAATTTTTTGTTTACTATTCTTTAATGCAATGTCTTTATCTTTTACTGCAAAAATAAGATAACTTAAAACATATACAACCGTCATTGCTAACAACGGCCAAATTATTCCTATAAAAGCACCATATGATAAACCAAATGCAGCCATAGGTAAGATAACAGTCTTTTCTAAAGGAGACCAGAAATAATAATGGTGTGTTGACATGAAATCAATAGGTCCAAACTTCTCTCTACTCTTTTTATTTTTAGGTGCCATTGTGTCTAATAGTCCAGCAGATACAGTCACACGACCTTTGATAGGTAATATTCCTGTCAATGCACTGAACATTGCTACAATAGCTCTGTTACTTTTAATACTTCTTTTTAGAAATGTAAATACATCACTAAACAAATTGTTGTCTTTAATCATACCTGCTATCATCATCACAAAGACAATAAGAAACAAATAGACTTGTCCTTTTAAAATTAAATCAATCATATTGTTAACTCCGTTAAATCGTTATAGTCGCCAAACTTACCTTTAATAAAAGTATTAAAAGAAATGCTGTGTCTGTCGCTATTACCTCTATTTGTATCCACATCATGTGTCAATGAAGAAGGAAACAATACCAATCTTCCAGATTGATTCTTTATACCAACTTTGTTTGCTGTGAAGTGGTTGCCTTTTTGTTTATCATAAAATGTGAAGTTGGCAAATGCTCCACTATTATAAAAGAAAGTAGGACAATCAGGTCCATCTACATATAATACTGCTGAAAAAATACTGTTAGGGTGCATATGAGAATGGTGTGATTCGTGAGGTTTACTTTTATTATACCATGAATTTGTTATATAAAAATCTACATCCTTTTCTTTACCTAATTGTTCAGCAAAGTTATTGACATTTGCCAAACACCAGTTTTTTAAATCAGATAGTACAGGATTATTAAAAATATTTTTATCTTTAGTTACAGTATTGCCTCTGTTTGGCATAAATTCTAAACCATTTAGAAAATGTAATTGTTCTTTAGTAAACTCATAACAAGTATCAGATTTGTATATAGGTGTGGCGAATATTCCTTCAATCATTGAAAATATCTCTCATATAATTCTTTCACTTTGTTTCTAACTGGACTAAAAGAAAAACTATTAAAGTATCTTCTTTTTTTCATCCACATAATTTCTTTTTCAGTTGCGTCTCTACATGTCATTTCAAATTTCTCTTCTGATATAGGTAACATGTACATAAGTGGTGTACCTGCTTTAATCAAAGTATCTCCATCTTCCACATTCCAATTCAACTGTATATTTATCTCACTAGATTCTGCTGGGTCTAAAATGCCTGTCGTACTTTCATAATCAAATGAATCAGGATAAGGTATAGGCATACATAAAAACTTAACACCTTTTGGTGCTATCACATGATAAGGTGTAGTAATCTTTACAATATTCTCAATCGTACCTTTTCTTTTAGGAATAAATTTTGTTATGTTATCAGAGTGTGTGTCTATTATATTTTGTCCAGAGTTTTGTAATAAATCTCCATCAGCAACTCTCCACTTAAATCCTTTTTCACCTTTCTTTGTACTAACAACAACATCATACCATGCTGATACTATGTAACCTGTTTTAAACAAACTAAAAATACCTGGACATTGCATAATGTGAGTAGTCTTTTTAGTCTTATCTAAATTCTTTTTATAATCCAGCATTGCCACTGACAACCACTTTGGTGTATAATCACTGGTGTCCTTAACCATGAATAGGTCAGCTACTCCAGGTAATGTAGAAACAAACTCAATTTTTCTCATATGATTGTCCATTAAATGCTATTGTAATTCTTTTGTCATTTCCCTTAAACTGCGATACACTATGTTTTAGATAACTTGGAAATAATATCAATTTGCCGGTCTGCGCCGGCGAAACAAAGATACTTTGTTTGTTAATAAAATCATTACCATCATCCATAAACATACTATCTATAGGACTTAAAAATTTAGTTTGACCACTATCTAAACTACCACCATCATCTACATAATATATTCCACACCAACTACAATTAGCATGATAGTGTGCTTCGTGGTAACCGTCTTTTTCTGTAATATGATACCATGACTCAGGTATAAAGTAATCAAAGTTTACATCTTTTTTATGTACAGTTTCTATAGTTAGTTTCCAACATTCTAAAATCCACTGTCTTAAATCTTGTATGACCTTATCTTCCTTATGAAGAAAATCAAATTTAGACTCTTTTAAATTATGTTTTAAACTAACTGCAACTCCAGAATCAATGTCTTCTTTTTGTTTATCAGAATATGAAAGTATTGTTTCTTTTAAACCTTCAAATTTTTTATTATAAACACTTATTGGTGTTGCAAAATATCCTGATGTACTCATTGTTGGTTTATAACAAAAACGCCTACTCCATTCCAGTAATCGTCTTTGTCTTCTCCTTTCGTCATAATCTCTTCTTTAAATAATACTTTCATACCGTTATCATTAATGGAACGTTCAGTCATAGCCTTAACATGTGGCCAATTCCAGTCATCCATTATTAATATGAAAGTATCGTCAATAGCGTCTCTATAGTGTCCTAAAAATTGGTAATGTGCCTGTGGTGTATGGTCACAATCATAGAACACTATATTAGCTTTTGTTTTAATATCTCTAGGTTTTACTTTGAATAAATCTTCATCAATTATTTGTACTCTTTTATCTTGTACATGACTACGAATATTCTCTAAAAATATTTGTTTATCCTTACCTCTCTCAACGTCAATTTTTACCTTATCATCTGCTGGTACATTTTGTGTATTTGACCAATTGTCAACAGCACAAGCAATGATATTATTTCTTTCTAATGCACTTGTAAATATAGCGCCTTGAAAAACACCAACTTCCAAGTAACTAGGGTCTGGTGTATTTCTACAAATATTGTTAACTAGGTGTTTAACTTTATCAGAAGTAAGGCCACCTATTGCCTTTGTAGTATCAGTTATCCCACTAAAACCTCTACCACTATTTGTTATAGCTTGTTTTACTACCTTAATGTACTCTGCACTATTATTTTTTTCTACTATTTTATCACATACATTACAGTCCCAACAATTAAACTGGCAATTCTTAATAGTCTCACGCCATACTTTAATTCTTTTTTCAGCAAACTTTTGTTTATTAATAAACTCTTCAAACTCTGGAAATAATATTTCCTTTCCTTCTCTAAATCTATCAATGATATTCATACTCTCAAATAGTCTTTGAGAACTTTCTCTACCATGCATTTTAATTACATCAATGTAAGTAAGTAATCTATCCCACTCTTCTTTCCAAGGTGGAAAATTTGCGATACGCCACTGATATGCTGGGTCTTGTTCTTCCCATTTAGGACATGAGAAGTAACTAATTTTAGTTTTGAAATATGTTGGTTCTAAACCCGTTTTTCTTGTGTTGTTATATAAAAAATGTTCATCTTGTACAGGACAATTACCCCAACAACCCTCGTTTGCAAGTAAACTAATCTTTACATCTACACCAAGTTTAGTCTTACAGTGTTCTTTAACCTTTGTTAATGATTTTAAAAAGTCTTCATTACGCATTAAGTCTCGGTCTAAATTAATATAATCAAAACCGGCCTCTACTTGTTTAACTATTTCATTAAGTCTTTGTGTATTTCGGAGAATAGTATTCTTTACAAGTACGTCTGGATATGCACGTTGGAACTTACCAGACAGCATCCAAAGAGTGTGTGGTATAGTTACGATACGAATACCCTTGTCATACAGATTCTTAAAATTTTTTATGAATAAGTCTAAATTTGCGTCTGTTGGTGGTACTTCTATATTATTAAATGTGGCAGACAAAGGAATACCTGTCTGTTTAGGAATGATATATGCGTTTTCTGAAATTAAGTTTTGTTCTAACTCTGGAAATACATCACCCATTGCGTCTTGTTCAAAGGGTGCCATCCTTGATGTATAATAAACATCATAGATATATTTTTTATTTCGTTTGAGGAACTCCAGAAAAGTATCAAACTGTTCCGGAGTTAATTTGGGATTTAGTGGTACACTAAACATAATATAAATCTCATCATTTCAAGCCATCAAAGATGGCGATTAATTAAAACTGAATTATCAGTGGTGCGTCAGCTAAACCTGGTTCATCAGTTGCTTGTGCTGTAGAAACGGCCGAGATACCTTTTGAATGTCTCCATCTATGTAACTCTGCAATTGTTGTACATGCGTCAACTTCATCCTCTAGGTCTTTTTGTTCACCTAGTAAAGTTGCTACTGAACTGTTGTATGCTGTAACTTTCGCATTAATTTTTGATACTAATGCTGATACTGTTAAACCTCTTGCTGTTGCTAAAGTAGAAAGTGTCGGTGTTGAAGCAGTATTATCTGCTGTCCACGCCTCTGCTTCTGCTTGTTGAGCAGCCCAAGATTGTTTTTCTAATGCGCTTGCTTGAGTTAATGCCAAGAAGTGTTGATTGTATCTGTCTCTAATAATTCTTTTGAATAATACCTTATTGAATAAAACTGCTTGTGCTGTGTCATCACTATCCAATGTATATGTTGTTTTTGCAGCTTCACCAGAACCTACTATTTGAGGAAATTCATCTCCTACTGTAGTACCTGGTTTGATTGAAATTGTTCCTTCATATGCGTCTGCAAACAAAACACCTTTAGCAGTTGAATAAGGAATAATTTCCGCATTAATATGGTCTAATTCTACTCTTAAATCCTGCATGTCATCTGTAACAACACCTACTCCATAATTGCAATAATTATGGTAATCAGTTATCCAGCCTGGTTTCTGTTCTATAGAATTCTTTTTAAATAAAACGTATTGATTTGCCATTTGCTATTCCTATTTTTCTGTTGTCCATTCGCCTGTATTTTGTGACGGCGATTGTTCGTCATTGTTATACTTATTATTTATAAGAGTATTATTGTCAGGTTGGTGGTTTTCTTCTATATTTTTAAGTAGATTAGGGTCTTCAACACCTTGTGAAATACCAATACTCTTCAATGCTTTTTGTCTCTGTTCATTAACGTAACCAATACGTAAATCACTTACTGCTTGATTTGTCAATTGATTCATGTTAATATCAAATCTTACTGTATAATCAGTAGCAATCTTTAATATTTCTTTTTGTTGTGGTGGTGGTAACATAGCGATTGCGTCAATGTTTCCTGTACCAATTTTACCATATGCTAACATTTCTGTAGCACATTGTTTCGCCATTCTCAAAGTCCAATACTCTTTTTCTAACTTTTCTTCTAATTCTTTATTACCAAATACATCCATAATAGGTGTACCGTCTTCAAGTTTACCGTCTGGACTTTCATTCAATTCTCGTATTAACTCTAAAGTATCATCTTTTTCTCTGAGAGCTTGTTTCATTCTCTCTCTATATTGTTTACAGTCTTTACGAATATTCAATAAATCTAATTCAATATATTGTGCTTCTAATTCATCTACATTTGAATCTTTGGCTCTTTTATATTTCTTCTCTTCAATTAGTAATTCAATTTCTTTTTTCTTTAATTCCCATTCACAATGTAAAAACGAATCTTGTTTTGTTCTTAATTCAACTAGGTATTGGTGCATCCTTTTAAATGGCGTAAGCATAGAACCGCCTACGAAATGTTCCATTTTAAATTTAGGATTGTGGTGACTTACTTCACCATTGGCGTATTCTATAATAGCCGTGTCGTCATTCATGTCAACTCTTTTACTCATAGTATCTCCTTAATATAATGTACTATTATTTATACGTCTTAAATTAGCCTCTCCAAGCACAGTGACCTGAACTTTGGCCTGCGTTAGCAGTAGGACTTAATCCTGAAACGGTAGTACCTGTATCTGTAGCATAGTACAGTTTATGGTTTTCGTTATTCTGAGCACCATCATAGTTACCAATCATGTATTGCCAATCTTGACCTTGTCCATAATTTTCCTCACCCATGTTTTGCTCAATTTTACCAATTGTACCAATGTTAGTATCGTTTGTTAAATTCCATCTTCTATAGTTGTAACCAGCATTGTAACTACCCTCGTTACCACAATAACCAATTCTATTTTTAGAGTTGATACCTTTTTGTTGTCCGTGAGCCGACCAATGAGTTGTTGAAGTGTGTGAAAAAGAATAGTAATTAATTTTACAACCACTACCATCGTCCCAATGATAACCATTATCTTTATCAGCAAATCCAGAACCAGTTGATGTTAAGTTACCACCAAACTGTGTGAATTTTGTTTCTGTGCAAAGATTAAACACCTCAAAGTTAGATGAACCAGCACCTGTTTGAAATGCTAAATCTAATTCTTTTTGAGTAGAAGATAAATCTTGTCTTGAATTGTACAAGTCATAGTTACTATTATGTGACTTACCTGTATCAGTAAACATGTGAATTGCTGATGTTCTTGTTGAAGAAGTTGAGTTTGCGTTATCTGTAGGTGTAGACCATAAGAAGAATGTAGTAGCATTATTTGCTCCAGCAATATAAGAACCTGCGTGGTCAGCAATAGTACCTAAATTTGTAGTTTGGTCTGTACTATGTAAACTTCTATGTACTTGTCTCCATGGCGAACCATCTTTATAACCACCACCAGTATAAGTTAAAGCAATAATTTGTCTGTATCTCCAGTTAGCAGCTGCTGAAGTCCTGTCTCTAAAACCTTGTGTACCATAACCACCGTATCCACCATTGTAGTATTCACTTGCTTTAGACCAGTTGTAATTTCCGTCGTGAAAATAAACCATAGCACTAGCAGCTGATTCTGCATTAGCATTTGATTGATTTTTATTACCACTACCGTGACTGTACTGACTGTATGCGTTACTAGGACCTGAGTTTACGTCTCTAACACCTTGTCCTCCACCACCACCAAAAGTTTCAGTAGTGTAATTTACTACGTTAGGATAAGTGTGGTGATTTATTGTAGAAGTTGTAGAAGTACCTTGACCAAAAGGAATATAACCATCATTCATAGTCATAGACAATACTTGTCTCATGTCAAATAGTCCAGAGTGAGGCGCATAGCCGTCCGTACCATCCGTTCTATGAACATTTGATAATTTTCTGTGCCACGTGGAATGCATATGAGAACCAAGAATGGAACCATTCATTCTTCGTGACGATTTTCTGCCGTATATTGGTCCTGTAGCCATTAATCTCTCCTCTAAATCTGTTTAACTTATACTACGAAATGATTTCGTAAGAAACAAGCCAATCAAGTCTACTGTTAGTAGCTGCACCACCTCTAATTTGGTCGCCTTCTTCCAGATAGAAACTAGAGTTTTTATCTGTTACGAAAACCACTGTATTAGCGGGACAGTTAACGTTGTAGGCTATAAATCTATCGGTAGAACCATCATAGAATGATACTCTGAATGTTGTGTCTGAACCAGCCTTATTAGTAATTGTTACATTATTAATTTTGTAAGACTTTCCAGAAGACCCAGCATTTGTTACTAGTGAAGTTGTATATGTTGTATTCAATTCACCAGAATCAGTTTTACCATTAATGGTTGCTACGTTTACTATATTTGGAATTGCCATTTGTTATTTTCCTCTGCTTATATTTATTGTTAACCAAAAACGATTGCCATTGCAATCCCTTTACCAGTTGAGAACGAGTTACCATCTACATAAGTCTTAACTGCTTGTTCCGTTGGAACAGCCGTATCAGAATTACCTGATAGTGTACCGTCTGTACTAAATTCGTTAATTGTTGCACCGATTTGAGCACCAATTGAACCAAGTTGTAACTCTGTCAAACCAGAAAGGTCAAATGCGTCTGCGTTTAGTGTAGCAGTACCAGTTGCCTGGTCAATCTTAAACTGCGAACCAACTCTAAAGTTACCTAAGTGGTCAGTAGAAGTGTAGTACACACGACCACCGTTTTGTTCAGTAGTTTCTCTTGATTGGTCATAAGGTTGAGTATTACCTACACTATTTGGATAGTTGGTGTCTGTAAATGAACCAGTACCAATTGATAGGAAATCGTGACCTGTTAGACGAATGTTTGAGAATAGTTTTGTTACATCAGCCTCTGTGTTATCTGGCACTGGTGATGTTCTTTCAGGAGTAATTGCAACTAAAGCTCTTTTGTTAGTTGTGTCTTCTTCTGTCGCAGCCGTAACACGATAATATTGTGAATCACCTGCAAACTGGAAGTTTTGTCCAACTCCTAATGCACCTGCTGTGCCTAGGAAATTAGATGTACTGTCAACATGGAAAAGATATCCTGTTTGACCTGTAACTACATTTTTAGGAGTAATTACACCACCTGAAGTGTATGCTGTAAATGCTGAACTATCTACGTTAGTTGTAACTGTCGGGTCATCACTTGATGATAAACTAAATGTGTTTGTTGCTGTGTTTTGTACATAGTAAGTATTTGTGTTTACTTCTGTCATACCAACTACGCCACTAATAACAATTTTAGTACCGTTTTGTAATCCGTGACTAGCAGATGTTACTACTGCTGGGTTAGCAGATGTAATACCTGTAATTGTTTTCGTTGGCATATCAATCAAGTCAGCGTCAAGTTTTGCTGTTACAAAATTATATGAACTTGAACCTGTTACGTTAACTGTTTCATTAGGTAAGAATGTGCCTGATAAGTTTTCAAATTTAAGTTTGAAAGTTGAAGCAACATGTCCTAATAAGGTAGCAGTTGCACCTGAAGTAGCACCTGTTAAACTATCGCCAGCTGCTGGTGTAGCAGAAGCAATATTACCTGATAATTTAACGTATTTAAGTTGATGACCTCTTGCTTGAACTTCACCTGGTGTTTCTGTTGAAGTAACACCGTCTGCAAGAGCACCATATTCTCCGTATGCGTTTGAACAGTTAAGCGCTCTAAGCGTACCACCTGTTGTTGCATGGAAACCTTTATCACAGTAGTAAGTAAATACTGATACTAACTCTGCACGACCACCGTTAGTCGCAAGGACTCCAGTACCGTCTGAGTTAATCTGTGTAAAGTCATTGGCAACCATTGATTTGTTACCACTTGCTTGTGCAAATCCGTCAATCAACATACCAGTTGTACCTGTGTTTACAGAAGTACAGTTGTGAATGTATGGAGAAGCAGTTGTAATTGAACCACTAGGGTCAAGTGAACAAACATTAGCGCCTGTTGTCATTCCTTGGAATGTCATAAATGAAATGTATGTACTGTTGTTAACAAGTAACATTGAACATGCATTGTTATTATGTAAACTTGCAACTTGGCAAGTTAAGTCAGCGCCACCACCGTTACCTAAAACTGTGTCTGCAATTGTAATAACTTCGTTATCTGCATAATTGGCACCACCATAAGTTACTGCTACTGTAATCGCTGATGAACCATCAACAACTACTGTTACTTTTAATCCTGTTCCTGAACCTGCTGAAGTAGTAGCAACATTTGTATATGTTCCTGGTGTTCTACTTGCGTCATTAGCTCCCACTGTATCAATAGTTGCTACAGAAGTTGAACTACCAGCTGCCGGTTCAATTCTAGTACCTCTTAATGAGTCACCGAATAGAGTTGTACCTGCTGGAATAATAATTGGGAATACTTCTTCATAAGTACCACCTTGCATACGAATTGTATCACCAAATTGTACTGTTTCAACACTGAATGTTACGTCTGTTGCACCACCGATATTTGCACCGGCGATTGTAGCAGTATTTCCTTCTGCCCAACCTGTACCGTTATTAACGATTGTAACTGAAGCTACAGATGAACCGTCTGTTACTACGTCTGCTGTAGCACCTGAAGATGAACCACCTGTAATCGCAACATTTCTGTATGTGTTTGGAGTACCACCGGTACCGCCTGCAACACCTGAAATTTGAGAAATACCATTTGTCTGAGCAACTGAAGCTGCCTTTTTCAAAGTTTTGTAAGGTAGTGATTCTGTTCCTGGATTTGTATCTGAACCTGAAGGCGCAACGTAAATTTCGTTTGAAGCCGTAGGTGTTTGATACTCTAATTGATTTCCGTTAGCACTTACCACAAGTCTGTCACCAGCACGACCAATTCCTAATCTAGTTGCGCCAACGGCGTCCCTAATAATTAAGTCACCTTGTGTGGTTAAAATACCTGCTGGGTCACCTTGTGTAAACAGTTTCCAATAACCACTGTCGCCACCAACTACTGGCGTTTGACCGTTGTTATCAATTACTGCTAAGTATGAACTGTTTAAGTAAATTACTGATTCACCAATTTTATATGATGTGTTTACGTCCCAAACACCTTTTAGTGAAATACCTTCAACTAGTAAATCAAAGTGTGATGTACTTGTTGGTAAATATTGACCTGCTGTTAATCCGTCTGCTTTACATACGTATGTGTTACCACCGTACTTAACAACATCTCCAGTTTTATAGGCAGTTGAGGCAGAATAAACACCTGTAAGTTTGAAACCTGTTGTTAATGCTTCCCACTGAGCGCTAGCGTCTGTAGGAACTACGTTTAAATTTTGTTGTTGAGCAACATAAGTGTAACCACCATAGTTTACAATATCACCTGATTGATATTGAGTAGAAGACGACCATGTGTCCTCAAACTCTAAACCTGGTACATAGATTGAAAATTTAGTTTCATCTAGTGTTGCACCACTTGTGTGTGCTGTTGTACATATCCATAAACTTGCTCCGTATTTTACTACGTCATCTACTTTATAGTATGTTGAATTTGTGTATGTGCCTTTGTAGTCTTGACCAGAGACCATTTTTTCCCACCTAACAGGACTTGCTGTTAAATCGGATTCGAATGTTGCACTTGAAGTATGGTTGAATTTACATACAAATGTATTACCACCGTATTTTACTACGTCATCAACAATATAAGCCGTTGACGTTGCCCAATCACCTTTCCATACGAATTTAAGTCTACCTAATACAAAATCTGCCATTTGTTATCCTTTAATTTTTTTACTCCGTCCAGTTTCTTGTTTGTCCAGCTGAACCACTGTTATATGTATATTCAGCGAAATATCTTGCTACTAGAAAACCATCAGCGTTCATGTAGTATGTTAATTTATTACCATCAAATCTAGCACCATCATATTTTCTACCACCTGGTGTTCTTCTATCATCTAATTCTGTTGAAGAACCTCTGATATATGCATTTGCTGTACCAGCATTTGCGTCATCAATTCCATTATAAGGTACACCGTAATCTGCTAGTGTAACTGATTCACCAGAAGAAAGTAGAACTTTACTGTATGTTAATAAGCCGTCCTTTGCACCCTCTCGGTCAACTCGTAAACCGTGAAAGGCTGCTTGGTCTGAACCAAAAATTGAAGTATCATTTTTCTTTGCAATTAAATAACTCATACTTTTGTTCTTCCCTCTTACGTATTATTTATAATAGTTTATACAGTTACTTCCAAAATACTTGCAAAACACTCAACATCCGGAGTTGAACTGTCAGAGTTTAATTCTGCAACTATTCTTAAAATATCGTTTTGTTCCATGTTAATTGGTTTATCCAACTGTAAAGTGTTCTCTGGTTCAATAATTAGAGACTTTCCTATGTGATGAAATGTACTACCACCGTCTGTGGTCACTTTTACATCAACGTTTGCATAGTTAGTTGGATGTTTATTTGAAATATATACAGCGTGAATAACTGCACCACCATTGGTACTTGCCGTATATACATTTGCTGAACTTGTGTCAACAGTTGCCACTGTCATTCCTGCGTTCTTAAATGATGAAGCCATAGTTTATATTATCCTCCAAAGACGATTGCATAAGCAAGGGCGTCACCCTCACCTACTAATGCGTCTCCTGTTGTACTTCCGTCAGTTGTTAAATTTCCGGTTGTAATTACTGTTCCTGAAACGTTTGGTAAACTGATTACTCTATCAGAAGTTGGCTCAAGAGCCGTTAAATTTGTTTCAAATGCGTTTGCTAAATTACCTTCAAATACTAGGTCTGAACCGTTTAGAATAATATCTTGGTTGGTAATATTTCCGTTTGCTGTTACGTCATTTAGAATAGCAGAACCGGCACCACCCATTTCTTTGACAACGTTGCTTGATGTTTTAGTATAAAACTTACCATCAGCAATGTTCATTGCCAATTCGCCGACTTCTAAATCACCAGTAGCAGGTAAACTTAAACTTGTTTCACTTCTTTTTGGTTTAAGAACTGTTGCCATTGTTAATATGTTCCGCCGTCAACTGTTGAAATTGTAACTACACCAGATGTTACTGTGAAGTTGTCTGAATGAAATGAAGCAACACCTTTATTTGATGTACTTGCTAATTCACCAACGATTTGAATTGTGTTACCACTTGCGACTGTATTAATACCCTCGCCAGCAAGAAATTCTAAAGTGCCACCTAATCTTACATTACCTTGTGTAGAACTTTCGTCTGTAAAGTATAATGGGTCAGTTAGTTTAGCACTTGAAATTGAGCCTGCTAACATGGCGTCTGTAATACCTAATGCTTTAACTCTTAATGCGTCTGAATTAACTTCAATAGATGAGTTATCTGTTTCTACATTAAGTGTATTACCTGTTTTTGATAATGCGTCACCAGCAATAACTTGCCCAGCACCTGAAAACTGTGATACATCTAATGCTGTTGTACCAAATGTAGGAGCGCCTGTGTGAGTAAATACATAACCGTTATTCCCACCAGCAGTACCTTCTTCAACGAATACAAACGAACCACCTGATAATTCAGCAGGTTGGTCTTCTGGAGTTGCTCTTGTTAAAACCCAATTTGTTGAACCATCACCAACTGTTGTTACAGTATAGATACCGTTTTGAGCAGCTGCTGTTTGGTCTTTAATTAATATTCTATCATTAACAACTAAAGTTACACCGTCAAGTGTTAATGCAGCTTGTGAACCAGAGTTTGTTAATGTTGCGCCGACACCAGCAGTACCATTATCATATGTCGCTGATAAGTTTGCTGTAGAAGCCGCTTTAGCAGATGGTTTAGCGTCAAGGCCTTGAGCAACTTGGTCAACATATGCTTTGTTAGCAAGTGACTGTGATTGAAAACCTGCTCTGTCTTCGTAACCTGATGGTACAATTACTGTACCTGTTCCGTGTGGCGATAAATTAATATCTTTGTTACTTGCTGTTGTAGATATAGTTTGACCGTTTGTCGTAATATCATCAACAACTAATGAAGTTATACCTGCAATGTCAGTTGTAGTTGCACCTAATGTTAATGTAGATGAACCTATTGTAGTTGAAGGATTTGCTAAGTTAGCATTTGATATAGCCGCACTACCAGATAAATTTGAATTTGTTAATGCTGTTGCATTGTATGTAATTGTATTGTCTGTTACAACTGCTTCAAGACCAGCACCACCGGCAAATGTTAAAGTTTCTGCCGTATTGTATGTATCTGTTCCTGTGTCACCTGCTAAATCAATAAACTGGTTTACAGTTGCAAAATCTAAATTACCAGCACCATCTGTTTTTAAGAATTGTCCTGGAGAACCATCGCCGTCTGGTAATACGAATGTTGTAGTAGCCGAAACTGCGTTAGGCGATTTAAGGGCAATAAAGTTTGAACCGTTATTTGTACCCTCGTTAAATTTAATTGTACCACCGACTGTAGCAGAAGTACCAACAATAAATTGGTCAATCGCACTATTTGAATCTGCTATTAGAGCAGAGTTAGCCGTTAATGTTCCTTGAACGTGGTCTAATATAGATGTAAAATACTTACCACCGATAATATCAATACTTGTTGCGTCACCATTACCATCAACTGAACCTGTACCTAAAAATATTCTATCACCGTTATTGGCTTGGGTACCTGAACCGTATGTGTAAGCTAATTCACCTTGTTTTAGAGTAGCGGGACTAGTAGTACCCGAACTTCTTTTTATCTGAATTACTGTTGCCATATCTTATTTAAAAACTCCCACAGTTAAATAACAGCGTTCCTGTTGTTGTAACAATTTCTGTTCTTGTTACAAATTTACCATCGCTTGCTCTATATTGTAATAACGCACCATCATTCAATGTACTTGCGTCTACGTCACCCAACGACTTTAATTGTAAGGAACTGTTGGCTGCTGCCTGAGCCGATGGCAAAGTAACTGATACTTTATCTGGACCCGCTGATGTGTTAACGTTAATTTTTGCTGTAATATCAGGCATTATTGCTCCCTCTTTGTACTATTTATAATGAAAAGGAGTTGTATTATACTGAAACTTGTGGTCTAACTGTAATTATGCCTTCAATCACTCTAGTAACGTTTCCGCTACTGGTTTGTGTAATTTCTAAATCGTAAACGTATCTGGTATCATCTAATGCCTCGGTTTGAGTTTTAGATAACTGTAAGGAAACAATACCTGTAGTAGCGTCTGCGGCTACTGTAGTAGTGAAAGATACTCTAGTATTGACACTATTGTATCCTTTTGCTAATTTTGCTTGTGCTGTATAACCACTTAAATCAAAAGGATTACCATTAGCGTCTTTGACTGTTACGTCAGAGGTAAATGTTGCCCCTTGGTCTACCGATAAGTTAGCTATAGCTGCCATATTTCTCTACTCTTCTGTTTTTTCTGCTGATTGAAAACCATCTGATTCGGTCTTCAACAACTCTACGATTTTGTCATTGTAAAATTTTGTCAGTACGTCAGTTTTTTCCATTTCAATAGCAAGTCTCGTTTTACTTGTAACGACTTCTTGTCTTGCTGTGATATAGTTTCTCAATTCACTGCTAAATTTTGTTTCGTCATACTCTTTTCCATCTATTGTAATCATAATATTCTCCTATTATTACTATTTATAATAAAAATACTAGCTTTGTACAACATTCTCAGTAATATTATTATCACTGCAATATGTTTGTCTTCTAGTGTACTCTGCTTGTATCGCTTCGTTTGCTTTATAATCATCAAATGCTTCTTCACTATAGAAACTCAATACAGTTGTTTTGACCATTTGGTCTTCACTGATACTATCTACAACTGAACCAGACCTACCTGAGTCTGTATATGTCTTTACAGCCGCTAAAAATTCCTCTGACGGCTCATAAAAAGGTGTATCAGTATATGCTCTAGTTTGTGTAAGTGTTCTAGTTACCCACGCCATCTTAATCTCCTTTTACAAATAATTTATTCTCAACAATCTCTTTGATTGATTTTCCAAATAACTCATTTTTACTATATTTATCCATTTCGGGGTCGTAGGTTAACCAAGGTGTTAGACCAATTACCAAGTTAATTCTAGGTTCTTTTGTCTCTACTTTTCGTGTGATAGTTGGTCTATGTTTAATTCTTGTATTCCAGAGATATGCTTTTCCCACTTCTAGTTTGTAAGTGTTATCTTTCCACTGCATAACATATTCATCACTAGTTTGTAAAGGTATATTAACCCTTAATAACATTTGTGGTGGTTCATCAATATGCCAACCTTTGTGATTTGGTTCTAAACCATAACCAAATACATAACCAACTCTACTACGTGAAACATGAAAGGCAAATCTATCTAATAAAAAACCTAGATGTTTGTCAACCTCTGGTGTTCTCTTTCTAAAACCAAATGTATCATAATATGTATTTTCAAGTTGTTCATGTTCTTGGTCATCTTGTGCAAATGTTTGAGTAGATAATCTTGAGCCAAATACTTGATGGTGTGGATTTTCGTCTTTATGAAATGTAGGGTTATATGTAATACCAAATCCTTTATAGTTTTCGTTTGTACTATCCTTTGTTCGCCAACCAATTAGACCTACTTCTTTCTCAATTGCCTTGACACCTTTTAATATATCTTCTGCTGGTGGTAAACCTAACTCTTCTAATGTAAACTCATGCCAACCAAAGTCTTGGTAATTATCATCACTAGCATTAAAAAACCTATTCGCTTCATTCTTAAACATACGTATATTTATGACGTATAAATAGTAGTACATAATTGAGAAGTGAAATGAACGTAACATATAATAATATTACTATACCATTCTATGACATGGAACAGATGATGAACGCCTCGCCAACATCTAAAAAAGGCCTCGTTCTTAATTCAGAAGGCCTTCCAGAAAACATAATTGTATCACTTTCAGGTGGTGCTGATTCTGCCTCTGCATTATATCTTTCTTGTAAACATTATCCAAATTTACATTACTATCCTTTTACTGCAAGAGATATTGGTAACAATGCTCTTAAAGACGCCATCGCAGCTGATAAGATAGTTAAGTATATTCAAAATAAATTTCCACATGCAAATCTACATGACATTGAAACTTTTGATTTCAATGATAGAGACGAAAAAGTTTGGATTGAAGCACAAAAGGCTATTGATGGTGTATCAGATGACCCTAAATTATCAAAAGATAAAGATGAATATAAAAAGTTAAATGTTATTCAAATGTCTAAGATAATCTTAATACATGAAATATGTGAACACATGGTTAAGAAGTTTGATAGACCTATGATGTTAGATGGTCTTACCGGTAATCCACCACCAGAGGCACTAGAAACTTTTGGTAATAAAGGAGAAGATAGACGTAATCATTATAGAGATAGAGTTAGATTAAAATACAACCGTTACAAACCATTTCTCAATGTAGATAAAAAGTTTGTAGCAGATATTTACAAACAAAATGACATTATGGATTTATTTGAAATGACACGTTCTTGTACAGGTACAGCAAAAGATACAGATAACTACACCAGAGAATGTCATAAATGTTTTTGGTGTTATGAGAGAAAATGGGCATTTGATTTAGTATGGTAAAAGTTAATATAGTATGTACTAGTAAACCTTGTGATGGACTATTGTATTATAGTTATGAACATTGTACTTATTTAAGGTCAATTGGTATTGACGCTCAAGTTGTTTGTGTACCACATCCTAGAGGTATTGTTTCTGAATATAGAAATGCACTGATACGAAAATATGGTCATGCAAATAACGTTATCGTAAATAACTATCTACCTAAAAATGATGAGATAACAATGATTATGGGTAGAAGTATGTTAACTCTACCACATAAAGTTAGAAAAGAATATAAACGTAATCAGTTACTATCGTTACATTTATTATTCTCTAATAAAATTGTTGCCGTATATTCGGAAAATCATCCTGTTGATTATCCTAGAGCAGTAGCATATTGGTCACCTAAAAAGATATGGGATTTATGTGATTATGATGTTTATCCAGAGGGCGAAGGAGAACACTTTAAAAAAGTAATCAACTTCTCTATGTACAAACCATGGAAAGATGAGATACAATATGATTATCTATTCAATGGTGTAAATGAAAATTACTATGCGTCAATTGAAAAGTATATACACCTGGAAAATCCAGACCACATTATGTTTGGCGAAAGAAAAGTTACCGAATTACCTTTTTATGAAGGCCAAGGCTTTGAATACAAACCTGTCTCCACAATTAAGAACTTTAAATCACATGCAATCTTAACGTTAAGTGATAAGTTAGTTAGAAATAACAACTATCACAATCCAGATTTAAATAACGTGACAGTACCAGTTAAAAATATACTAGGTTCTTTTGATACGTATGTTTACGTTAAAGAAGGATTTGACCCAGCACCAAGACTAATGATGGAATGCAAATACTTCAAAAAGAAAATGATATTTCTCAGAGACGATAGTATAGTAGATGGTGGTAGTGCTTATCTAAAAAGAGAAAGTTACTGTCTAACATCACCAGAGAATAAAGAGAATAATGACGTATTAGTAAAAGCAATAGAGGAGGCAGCCAGTGAAAACGTTACTAGTTAGTGGATGTTCTTGGACAGACCCTAATTTTGAATCTGTACATCATCCAGAAATGGATACATCATGGAAAAAATGGCCTGAAATACTTGCTGAAAAACTAGAACTTAATTTAGTTAACGTAGCATGGTCTGGCTCAGGTAATCAATACATTTATACTTCATTATTAGATAAGATTGTAGAGTTAGATGTAAATGATATTGCTTTAGTTATTGCTGGTTGGTCAAAAGGTTGTAGAAGTGACTTTGAGCAAGATGGCCGAAGAAAAAATATAATGCATGATAATAGAGGTGATGTTGATTATTTTATTAAAAGAAATTTAAGATATTTTTACAGTTTACAGACTGTGTGTGCATATCATAATTTGCCACTAAAACAGTTTCATATGTTACACCCTTTTAACAATCCAGGTGTAAACAAATTAGATGGTATAAAATCGTCATTGAGTAATCATTACCAAGACAAACTTAATTTTATGGGTTATTCTGGCGAACCACAAATAGGTGGTTGGACTATGAGTGACTTAATACAACAAAGTGATTTTATATCTGAAATAGATAGGCACCCTAACAAAAAAGGGCAAGAAAAAATAGCAGGAATATTACATGAAAATATATAGCGTTGCACTAAATCTACATGACCAAAATACATATGATGGTGTCTTTCATAAACAAATGGAAAGATATACTAGATTTAAACACAACATACCTTATCATGTTGACGCATATGCTCATCATAATGAGGGCGATAAATTAAACGTTGATGATTACAGATTAAACTTTAATTTTGTTGAAGAATATTTTGAGAAATTTCCGAATAAAATTTTGGCGTTTTCCTACACTAATGGTGGTATCAGACACCTTAAAGATTCGTTGTTTAAAGGTATGCTTGTAGCTCATAAAGAGATACTTGACTATGAACCTAAAAAGTTGTTTGACAGATACTATAAAGATGAGATATACTATATTGACCACCACCAATCTCATGCCACTTATGCTTTCATAAACTCTGGTTTTGACAAGTCAGATATACTTGCCATTGACGGAATAGGCGCTAAGTATAGATGTATCTTTGTAGATAAAGATGAGAATATAACAGACTTATCTAAAGAGTTACCACTTGGTTGGATATGGAATCAAATGTCTAAACTAACAGGTTTCGGTCCGTTAGGTGCAAGTAAACTTATGGGTTTAGTTGCATATGGTAAATATAGTGAATATTATTACAATGCATTTGAAATGATAGCAGATGATAAGAGACGTGAGAAGTCAAATCATATGCATAAAGAATTGAATATTGAGAAGTATGGTAAAGAAGACTTGGCGTTTACACTACAGAAATTTACACTTGACAAAATCAAAGAACATGTATATCCACTAAAGACTTGTGAGAACATATGTCTATCTGGTGGTGTTGCATATAATGGTTATATGAATGAAGAGTTTACTAAACAATACCAAAATGTGTACGTTCCTCCTGCGATAGGTGATGAAGGACAGGCGCTGGGTACATATCAACACGCTGACTATACAATTAATGGTAACCGACACAAAACAAACGTATTTGCTGGTAAAGAGTGGCCGTATAAACTATCAGATGAGAATGTTGACCTAACAGATATAGCACAATCTATTGCTGATGGCAAGATTGTTGGTTGGTACAATGGTAAGTCGGAAAGTGGTAATCGTGCCTTAGGTAATAGAAGTATTTTAGCAGACCCACGTAATCCTAATATCAAAGATGTAATCAATCATACAATCAAAAAGAGAGAAGATTTTAGACCATTTGCACCTGCTGTATTAGAAGAACATTATAAAGAATACTTTGACACAAATCAACCTAGTCCATATATGTCTAGGATTTGTAAAGTAAAAACTGATAAGGTTCCTGGTGTTACACACTTGGATAATACTGCAAGAATACAAACAGTCAATAGAAAATTCAATCCTGATTTCTATGAATTAATCAATGAGTTTTATAAAGTGACAGGTATACCAATGTTATTGAACACTAGTTTTAATTGTAGAGAACCTATTGTTGAAACACCACAACAGGCATTTAAAACGTTCAAAAAAACAGACCTAGATATATTAGTAATAAATGGTAAGGTGCTTAGAAAATGATAATGTTTGATGAAAAATATTTCCAAAAAGTATTAAGAGAAATTAAGAATGATGGCCTAAATCAATCAAAAAGGTTATTAGATTCTTTAAGTCCAATACAGTTTGAATCTAAAAGTAAACTATTAGAAATGGTTGATGAATATATTGAAAAGTATTCTACAGTCACAGTTATGGGTTGTTGGTTTATGTCTATAGTTGGTTATGTATTATCTCAAAAGGTTAAGTACGTACAAGGTATTGACTTTGACGATAGAGCTACTAGAATGGGAAGAAGATTGTTTGATGGTATTGACAACGTAGAATTTGTAAACAAAGATGTATTTAAAATGCCTACTGAAAAGATGATACTATCTAATCTTATTATCAATACATCATGTGAACATATGCCACCAATGAAAGAATACCCTTATTGGGATAGAATGAGTAAAGATACTTATTTTGCATTTCAAACTCACACAAACGATAATATAAATGACCACACCAATTGCGTTACATCTTTAACACAATTTAAGGAACAAATACCAGACACATGGGAAATATTAAAACAGGATGTATTAGAAGACAAAGACAGAGGCGGTCACAGATATACTTTAGTAGGAAAGATAAAATGAAACGTGTAATATATAGTTTATATATTGATATACCTACAGACAAGTTAGACCAAGTTGTTGACTCTGAAACAAAGGCACAATTTAAAGAACACTATACACGTCTTATAGAATGTAAGAAAAAGTATGCCAAAGATATTGGTGTAGAATTTATCTTATTTGAGTATGATGAAAAGTATAAACAATTTGCAAAGACAATGCCACCAGAAATTACAGATTATAATATTGTAAATTTCTATAAGTTACATTTATTATATGAACTTAATAAAGAATATGATGAGATATTATATTTAGATTTTGATGTTGTACCTATGAAATCAATTAGTTTCTTTAATATATTTGATTTAAAAAAAGGTATTGCAATCAAACATAATAATGACCTAGTTAAAAAGATTGACCAAATAACAGATACATCACAATCAATTAGAAGTCCTACATCAAAGTATTACAATGCTCAGGCCATGTTGATTGAAAAAGGATTTAGTCCAGAGAATGATGTAATCAATACAGGCATTATTGGTATTAATACAGAATGGTTAATTAGACTTAGATACTTCTATGGTTTTAAGAAAGACCTAGAACTAATGACAGAAGTTAAAAATGATAGTGATATATTTCCAGAGAGAATTAGAAACTTCTTTGGTTATGATAATGAAACATTGTTTGCTGTTAAATTGAAACAACATAAAATACCAATACAATTTTTACCTGAAGATTGGCATTATCATTTTGATAAACAAGGTTTTATACCAGATAATATACATTTAGTACATACAATTAATAAAGATTTTGATTCAGTCTGGAGAAAATATGCTTAAGATTTGTTGTGTTTATTTTGGTGACCGATATTCTCCTGACTATGTGACAAAACTATACAATAGTATCAAAAGAAACTCAACTGTTGATTTTGAGTTTGTTGTTATATCTGATACTCAATACGGCAGTAGATTGATAGATACAAGGTCCAGTCAACATCATATAACACAGTTTGGAGATATTGCAACAGTATTACCTTATAATCATTTAACAGATATTAAAAAACATTGGCATAAACTAAAATTCTTTGCACCTAACTTTGCCAATCAAAAACCTGGTGATGATATTATTGTTATGGATATTGACCAGATTATTACAGGTAATATAGATGAACTATTGAATTGGCCTGTAAAAGAAAAAGAATTATTAACATACGGTGTGTGGTGGGAAAACAAACTAGGTATTAATGGTGGGTTTTATAAGTTTAAATCAGGCAGTTTAAAGTTTGTGTGGGACGATTTTATTAAAAATCCTGAATTCTGGCAAATGAATTTTTATAATAAAGGTGATGTTCATGTACCACTATATGGCGAACAAAACTATGTCAAATGGAAAATACAAGAACATAATGCTACATTAACTAAACTTCCACCTGAATGGTTGGGAACATGGACAGATAGTTACAAAAAGAACTTACAATTGAATCAAATATATATGGAAAGATTTGATACAGATTATATGATAATGGATGATGTACATAAAAATATTAAAGTCGTACACTTTGCTGGTGTAGGTAAAACTATAACAGGTAACGACAAGTTTATTAAGGATAATTGGAAATGATACCACATGCTGAAAGAGGTGTTAACGTTGACCTATCTGCTAGGTGTACACTACAATGTCCTATGTGTAGTAGAACTAAAATACTAAAAAAAGGACTTAAAGTGCCTGGTGAAGATGTAACATTTGAACAGTTTAAAAAGATTGCTGATTACTTTGGTTATATTAATTTCTGTGGTCAAGTTTCTGACCCGTCAATGAACCATGACTTTATTAAAATGTTAAGGTATCTGGAAGAAAAAGGTCACAAGGTATCTATACATGTAGCTGCCTCTCATAGATTAGAGAAATGGTGGAACGAAGCCTTTGACGCAAACACAAAAGCAAGGTGGGTTTTTGGGATAGATGGTTTACCAAAAGACAGCCACAAGTATCGTAAAAACCAGGATGGCGAGAAATTATTTCGTATGATGTTACTTGCAAAAAGTAAAGGTCTTAATTGTGTATGGCAATATATTGTATTTAATTATAATGAGAATGATATAGAAGAGGCAAAATCAATCGCTAGAAAACATGACATTAAATTTGATTTATTAGTTACTTCTAGGTTTACAGATGATGACCCTCTACTACCAACAAACAAAAAGTTTGTGATGAGCAGACCTAGTATAAGGACACATAATGACTAAAAAATTCAGACCAAAATGTGTACAGTTTGATAGACAAATGGCCTTTACATCAACCGGTTTTGTTGTACCTTGTTGTTGGATTGATAGTCCTGGTGGAAGAAAAGACGCAACGTTAAAACAATTCTATCAAAAAGATATGCATATTGACAACTTTGATTCAATAGATGATATAATAGATAGTCCTCTTTACAAAGATTGGTTTGATATGTTAGTAAATAAACCCGAACTAGCACCAAACTATTGTAAACATTTTTGTTCTACAACATCTTTAGATAAACACCCCACTAAAACTAGTCTATCAACCGAACAAGTGGACTTTGATAGAGTTATTGTTGCTAAATGGGGAGAAAAATATAATAGTTGGCATGTAAATAATCTTAAATTCATGCTTGACAATTATTCAGGTATAAAGTATAATAACTTTGTTGTATTTGAAAAAGATACCTTTGGTAATATGTACAACAAATTAGAAATCTTTAATGACTATAAAGATGGTACAAATCTATACTTAGATTTAGATATGGTAATTTATGATAAGTTGCCTAATTTAGTTAGAAAAGATTTTACTTTAATGTATGACTGGTGGCGAGAAGAACACCATACACCTCTAAACTCTTCTATGGTTTCTTGGACTGGCGATATATCTCATATCTATAAAAAGTTTGTAGATAACAAAGAGTATTATCTAAAGAAATATCCTACAAGTATTGATGAGTTTTATTATCACGAAATAGAATATAAGACTTTTGATAAAGTTTGTTATTCAATCAAAGAACATGAGTATGACAAAGAACCTATGAAAGGTTTTGGTCTATGTACATTTGGTCAAATGCAACACTTATTAGAAGATGGTTGGTCTGGTTGGTGGTCTAAGTATCTAAACAGTTAATGGCGGCTTGAATTGCCTCAATCTTTGTTTTAGATTTTCTAATTGCTGTCTTCTGTTCCATATTATCGGAATCTCTAACATCATCAATTTCAAATAAGGCAAGTTTCAATGCAAACAAATGGTCTGCATTTCCTTTATCTTCAAATATAGATTTAACTAGATACGGATAAAACTTTGTATCAATTTTGTTTTGGTCAAAGATAAGTCCTTCTTTCTTTGCAATATCAACAATCTGTGCCTCAAATTCAGCACGGTCATTTTTTATTTTTTGATAAGTAATCTCATGTAGTTTATCAAGGTCAATATACTCTATTAAGTTTTTATAGTCTTCATTATCCTCGTTAAAAGGAATAATCATTGCATTTACTTCCTTTTTATCAGGTGTAGAAGTTAAAACTTCAATGTTCTTTCTCTCATTGTCAATAAAGTATGCTGTAATAAGATTTGTTGATAATACTTCTTTAGTTAACATTTCTATGTTCCTCTATATAATCATATATGTTTGTTTTTGCTTCCCAGCCATAAGATTGTAATACGTCTGTATTGGCAAGATTATCTTCACGTTCATGTTCGTCACCTATAACTGGTGTATATTCTATTTGAAATCTACTAACAATTTCAGAAAGTAAATTAGTTTGTCCTGTACCTACATCAATAACACCTCTTAAATCGGTGTCCATAACTGTAGTAATAGCGTCTAATACATCTTCAACATGAATAAAATCTCTACTGTGATTTGTATTAAGATATTCTATATTGTTATTTAATATTTTAGGTATTAACATAGTTTCTGGCGCACCTCTACCATAAACTGTAGTAAATCTTAAACCTAAACTATCATAAGGTTCTGCTATTTGTTCTAATGAAAATTTACTCATTGCATATGGATTTCTCCATGGTTCTGCAGCTGTACTAGAACTAGCGTAAATGATTTTTGTATCTTTAAAGTTTTCAAACAATCTTTGACTAACAATACAGTTTTGTTTCCAGTATTCAGTAGGATTATCTAAACTTTTTCTAACACCAGATAAACCTGCTAAATGTATTACTAAATCTACATGATAGTTTAATGGACAATCCATTAAATCATTACCAGATTTAACATCTATTCCTGTTATGTTGTGATTGAGTTTTTTTAAATGTGAATGTAGGTGTGTACCTATGAAGCCATCACTGCCTGTTAATAATATATTCATAATTTTCCATAATGTTTAACTTACTACTAATCGTAAGTAATAAGTATTTATAGTCGTAGGAGTACCGTTCGGAAACTCCTGTGCTCTGTAGTCATTTGTATTCACGTATCTTGTTTGATAGTTACCAGAACCATTTAGTCTAGTATCTGCCATACCTGTTCCTTTTGTATAGTTAGATGTATTTGTACCTAAACTATATGTGATTTTTTTACCAGCAATATTAGTTACACTAATATTCATTAATTGTTTTGCCATTGCACCAAAGGTAGCAGTTGTAAATTCTTGTATATGTCCTGCACCTGTAATAAACATAGGTGGTGTATATGTTGGACTTGCCATTATATTTCTATGTAAATAATAATTTGAAATTGTACTAGGTTGGTCTAAAGCTTCAGGTATAGAACCTGCTGAATAAGCACCAAGATTTGCTCTCGTATCTACAAAACAAGGTGTAGCAGAAACAACTTCTTGTTCAGAGTTTGCGGCTGTTGAAGAAGATGATAAAAAATAAGTACCTGCTTGAGTAACAGAATTGGTTGAAGAAGCTATTTCTGAAATAACTGGATTGACAAAAGTATCTCTCATGTCATCAACTGTCATTGCTTTAATGTCACCACCATCTTGATAAACAGGATATAAAATACCTGTATCTGTATCTAATGTTTCTGTACTAGGAATTATTTGTTGAAGATGATTATAGTTTACTGTAACAACAGAAGGCTCTGCCGTTGTTCCTTCACTTGGTGTTGAACTTACGTTTGTTGAATATGAACCTGCTTGAAGTCTTGTATCTGAAATGGTACCTATAGTACCATTATTAGCATTTACAGCTAATTGAATAATACTTTTACTATTTGTTCCACCTACTTGAAATTGATATCTGAAAACATTTTTTATCTGGTCAACCATAACAGTTGACATTTCCTGCAAGTCGCCGGAATTATTGTAAAGTGGTGTTCTTACTGCCATTATCTATCTCTTTATTCATTAACTACCAGCGCCGTACAGTGTTTTAACTGCAACGCCAGCAGAGTTATATATTACTAATGTTTGTACGGATTTTAATTCAGAAGAACCGATAGCGTCATTAGCCATCATTGATTCTGTCACTGCGTCTGTAGAACCTGTTGTAATAACTGTACCTGATTCATCAGGAATTGTAATTGTTCTATCTGCTGTCGGGTCTGTAACTGTAATTGTTGTTTCATTATCGTCAGGTGTAGAACCTTCAAAAATCATATTTGTTTGCAAGATTGGTGTAGCTGTAATTGCTAAGAAACCACTTGCTTGTGTAGAACGTAATCTAGGAAAACCAGAAACTTCATCTATTTGTAATAGACCTGTTGATGTTTCTAATGATGTTGCTCTTAACGTGTCATCAACTACAACTCTAGTTGAGTCTGTAGAACGAATTTCGTTACCTGAAATCTGTACTGTACCAAAAGTTGATGTTCCACCAGTAGCAGTAAAACCAGAACCTGTAATTGTACCTGTTGTTTCTAAATTGTCGTCTGCAAACTGAATAGTACCGGTACTGTCTGTAATATCATTATTTGAAATTGTTATTGTACCAACACCTATAGAGTTAGTAACTGTTAAGTCGTTTGCAATAGTAACATCATTTGGTAAACCAAGTGTTAATGTATCTGTAGCACTTACAACTGCGTCAACTTCATTAGCAGAACCTAATACTCGTAATACGTTACCACCACCAATAATCTGTCTGCTTGAACTAGAGTCTTCTATTGTCCAACCAGCAGTTGATGTTGCAATAGAAATCGTTTCGTTCATGGCGTCAATTAGATTAGTCGCACTAATAGCCGCAGATAAATTTGCTTTATCTCCGAAATCGTTAGCCGCCAAATCGTTAAATGTGGTTCTAAACGTTTCTAAAGTATCTGTTTGATTTATAACCTTAACTGCCATTATTCGCCTTTATTTCCTATTGCTTTGTTTAAAAGATTTTTTATTTCAAATAATTCTTTCTTTAAAGTATTTATCTCTTTTACTGCATGTCTAATTTCATCACCAGTTGATTTTCTATTCTTACGTCTTTCCATATACTCTTGGAATGATACTGTATTAGTGTTAATGATAGCTTTATTATATGTATCTCTAACTAGTGTAGTATGACCTTCAACTTTTTTAAAAAGAACATCACTCATTATACTGCCAATGCTATGCCTCTCATGTCTCTAATCTTAGGTACATAAGCAGAGTTTGTACTCTTCATAACAATCTTAATTTGGAAAGTTGTAAACTCACTTAAATTTTCAGCACTGTATTTGTACTCTTTATAACTTTCGTCACTTTCAGAAGGAGTGATTAAAATATCTTCTTCGCCATTTACATTAAATGGTGTCCAACTTAATTCATTAATATCTCTTGATTCTTCAGCAGACGAATTTCTATAGAACAATTGTACACTTGCAACACTTCTAACATTTTGAGTTAATCTAACTTCTAATGCTGTTGAAGGATTTTCTAATACAATCGGTCTAGTTAAGTAAACAGCCGCACTTGATGTACCAGACGAAGCTGTGTCATCAACAAAGTTTGGTGTATTGCCTGTTGTTGGACTATTAATTCTATTTTGTACTGTAATTGCACTACATCTTTGTAAATCAATAACTGGAGATAATTTTTCACTAGTTGTTGATAATACTGCATTTACAAACAATGATTTACTACCTGCCATTTCATTTGTTTCATTGGCAGTAGAAGCGACTAGTTGTGGTGATGTAAAGTAAATATTATCATTCGCTGATACTGAAACTGAACTATTTGCAGCCGTTAAACTAAACTCTGTTTCACTACCATGAACTGAAGCACCTGTAGTTGGCCTCATGTTATAAGTTAATCCTGTTCCTGGAACAGTCATAGTTTGAATATTTAAATTCAAAGTATCATACAATCTATTTTGAGTTGCTGTGACATCTGCACCACCAACATCACCTGTTGCTGTTGCTGTACCAGTTGTTGTAATCTCGTAACTATCTAAAGTGATATTTGAAATTGAGTTGTATGTTCCGTTAATATCACTGTGAGCAATACCATTGTATGTACCTGTTGGCACACCAGCGATAGTCACATTGTTATTTGAACCATGCATACCGTGATTAGGATGTGAAACTCTAATTACACCTGAACTGTTTGTTGTTCTTAATGCATTATTTTTTAACGTTCTAGCCGGTAGTGTATCGTTTACAACCGTTAGTGTTCCGTTTGTACCAGTTGTAAACGAACACCTTTTTAGTTTGAATTTCATATCTTCATTTTGTTCAGCAGTCCATGTTGAACCGTTTTGTGATTTGAATAATACACCGGCATAAGGTTGTGCCGAGATTGTTCTATCTGAACCTAATTGTGTTTCACCAATTCTTGATACGAAAGCATTGTACTCGTTTGTATTTGCTAATACTACGAATGAATATTCTACATTTTCTTGTATGTAAATCGGACTAGGGAAGTTAAACGTTGTAGCAACTGAACTATCAGCACTTGTGTTTACTGCACTAGGATTTAATGTTACTTCACCAAATGGTAAAATAGTAGTTGACGGATAACCATTCTTAACTTCTCTAATTTGAACAGTAACAGGAATGTTAGCGTCTTTAGATTGGAAATATAAATCTATTGAAGATAAGAAAACACCACCTGGGTCATCAATTAAGAATGTTTGTGCCAAAGGATCCCACCAACCAACTTGTACGTTTGTTTCTCTTGTTGATGTTCTTGTAATCTGTCTATTTTCTGTAACACTTTCTCTAACAACTCTAGGCTCTCTTGTTGATACAATACTCTCTTGTACTGTTTCTAATGTACCTCTTGCTGTATAGTCTGCTTCACCAGCAGTAGCAATGTCCGAGTTTCTATCGTTAGTAGATGAACTTGTTAATCTGAATACTCTTGTACCTGTTCGCCATCTTGGATTTGCGTCAACAGTTGGGTCAGGTATAGTAAATGTTCCGTTGATTGCGCCATTAGCGTCTGCAACAATATTACCACCCAATGTTCCACCATCTGGTGTAACGTATGTTGATACATCAATATTATCAAAGTATGGATATAATCTTGTATTAGGTTTAAATCTTGTACCGTTGAATGTGATTGTTCTACTTCTTACAAATGGAACAAATGCAACGTTGATAATTTTATCACCTAATGATTCTCTAACAACTTGTGGAACAATTGTACTTCTAACACCTGTTCTAGTTTGATTAACTTGTTGTGTAGTTGTAATTTGTTGTCTTTGTAATACTCTTCGGCCTCTACCAAAAATGTTTGGTACACCAAATGCATGTTCTCTTACTCTACCACCAATATTAGTAGTTTGTTCAGTAGGTCTTCCAGTCCACATATCTTGCCACTCGTTCCAAACTGTACCAACTTCAATTGATTGAAGATTTGGATTTCCTAAGTTTGCAACCATAGTGTCAAAGGCACCTTGTTCATTTATAACTAATTCTGGTGCTCTTTCTGTTTCTTTCCATTCGTCTCCTGGAGGAGATAATTCTATTGAACCAACCCATGTAAATACGTTGAATGGGTTTACGTTAATAAATTTACTAGCGTAAGGTTGGTCAACTAATGTTGATTCTGTGTATGGTAATGTAATACAGTCACCAGTTTTTTGGTAACCTGCAGCTGTTCTATCTGCACTTGTAATAACTGTACCATCTTCGTCTGATTCAATTAGTTGTACTGAATCTTCCTTAAACGTAGGTCTTACTTCACCTACTGCCATGTCCATAGAACATTTGTAATCTAAATTACTTACGTCACCAATACCATGACCAGTAAAGTTATCTACGATAAATCCATTTTTAAATCTATCAAAACCATCTGCGTCTTGTATTTGTAATTGTTGTGTCTGTGTTTCTAATAAAGAAAGTTGTGTGTAGTATTCAACTGTCTCAATACGTTTTTCTAATCTACCAATATCTCTCATAGTATAACGTTTGTTATCTACTGTTTTAATATCAATATCGTCTGTAGTTAGTGTATAAGCAGGAATGTACAATGTATATAAATGCATTGCACCGTCTAATTGTTTAGGCGATTGAGGTATTTCAGAAGAAGCACCCTCAATTACTTTAAATGAACCCTCTTTATCTAAAAAGATTTTATCAATTCTTGGTAAGTAGTATTCAAAATCTGTAGTAACATTACCACCAAATTTAATTACATCTACTGTAGAAGCACCAGCGCCATCAAAACTTCTGTCTTGACCACCTGAACTAATTGTACTTGCGTCATCAACTCTTGGTCTAAAGTCTAAACAATCTCTTAATTCAAAACTGTCACCAGAAGTATCAGAAAGATAAGTTGGAATGTCTTCGTAATCTACAACACCTGAATAAGAGTCTACATCAAAGTAATCTCCTGAACCGTGTGAAAAGAAATCAAAGGTAATAAGTAATCTACCTGTTGGTGCTAATTCACCAGTTTTTAATTTAATTCTACCAATGTCATAGTAGTTATCTCTTTGACCTGTATCTAAAATAAATCTGTCTGTAATATCAGTATCGCCTGATATTGCATTTGTACTAAAGTCAGCGGCCATCTTAACACTCTTTAAAGCATAAACATCAGCTTTTGCTAACCCAATTGTACCGGATTGAATAATTGACTGTGAAGTTATTTGTACAGTTGAATCACTATTAAGTGTTTTTGTTTTACTATCTGCAACACTTCTAGTTACAGTAGCAAGAATTTTAATCTTAGCATTTGCATAAGCAGTACCAAAGTCTAACGTTAAAGTTTTACCTGTAGGAGAACCTGCAAGTGTGAATATGGCATTACTGTTTGCATTGTTACCTGTCAAACTCATTACATCACCAGTTGCACCAGATGAAGCAGAAGCAATATCCATAATAGATACTGAATAATCTCCCTCAGCTAATGAACCAAAGACCTCGTTAGTACCAGCAGTGATTGTTGCCGAACCACTTGATAGTGTAACTGCAAAGTGTCTTCTAACTGTAAAGTTTGTATCGGTTAAAGATGAATTAGCCGCCGTCTTTAGTGTTTTGATTGTTGCGTGTGGTAATGGGAAGATAGAAACGTTTTTATTACTATCTTGTAATTTACCTCTATTTCTAGTCGCAATAGTTTTTGTTGATACGTCTGAACCACCAACATTAACTGTTACTGTTAATGAAGTATCTGAAAGAATAGCTCCTATAATTCTTGTTACTGAAGCACCAGCGTCTGTAGTAAATGTAATTTCATCACCAATTTTTAATTCAGTATTAAACGAAGTACCAAAACCGGTAACTTCTCTACCAGAATTGGCAATTGATAAAGAACCTGTAATCTGTAAACTTTCTCCGTA